AGTTCAAGGTCAAGCGTATCAGCAGCACCTAAGAAAACAGGTACGGAAGCTGTAGAAGCAGGAGTGAGATAGCCAACACCTGATGACAAGTTAGATGCGTCATCATCAATGTCGATACCTGCCACGTACTGATCTACGTCTGCAATACCTAAGTTTACGGTGTTACCGTCAGCACCTGACTGAACGGATGCGATCATTTCAGCCCCTGCGTACATCACACATGTATCAGCAGGAATAGTTATCGCTTGCACGATGTCCCCTGCAGATAGTGAGTTGATAGCAGAGTTTGAAAAGTCTAGAGTGGTTTGAACCATGTAGGGCTTCCTACTTGGGTTTCCAACACCTCTAGCACTAACAACTAATGAAGAAACTGTAGCCATTGTATAATCCCCCCTTAAGCTGCGTTATATTTGGCAGTCACGATTGCCTCAGGTCTGAGGATCTTTCTACCATATAAGTGCATACCACGCACGATGTCAGCAAAGCTGTCAGGGTCACGGTATGTTTCAGTTTTGCTGAGTTGTTCAGCAGTCGCAACAGCAGAACCATGACCTGCAACAATAACACCAAAGTTGGCATTTTGGTTTGCAGTTCCTGATGTTCCTGCACCTGTTCCAACAGCAGGAAGGTTGCTAGACACGTATAGTCTAAAACCTGCAATGCTAGTTAGAGCAAGTCCATTTTTTAGTTCAGCTGCGTTGAAGTCAGCGTTCACCAACTTGGAGTTCTCGTCACCGAGAAGTTCCATGAAGATTGGGTCAACAACCAACCATCTGTCCTGTGTATCAACTTGCTGTTGATTCAACAGTCTAGCCATTCGGTTAATAATAACCATTGGAGTAACAGCAGCTGTAGAAACAGATGTTGCACCCGGAGCTAGGTTTTGGACAGGGATTGAGTGATCCCCTGCTGATGATGTGGTAATACTGGCAAAGGAATCCTTCCTTAACTTCATTGAAGTAAGAAGTTCATCTGTACCTGCAGTAGAAACTGCAACACTACCACTAACAGACGTATTAACAGCGTCAGCTACGGAGTGTAAACTTGACTGTGCATAACCTGCCATGTATCCAAGAACTTCTTGGTCATACTGGTCAGCTAGTCTGTATGCAGCTCTGTCGGTTGCGAGTTGCATAAAGTTTACATGACTGTGTGCTTCCTCAATGTCATCCATTTTAAAAGCATAGTAGTTAGACTTGTCCACAGTAAGTGTAAAGTCTTCATCGTCAAGGTCCTGCGCTGTGACTTGTGTGCCACGAGTGTAAGACTTGACTGAGATTTCAGGTTCTTTGATAATCCTGACTGTATCGCCCTGATTAGCAATCTCCCCAAAGTAGTCGGAATTGGTGATATCACCAACAACAGTTGACTTACGGAACGCAAGTTGTACCTGTTTTGAATATATTACAGGACTAAAATTACCGTTGGGTAAATTTTGATAGCCTGTAGCACTTGAAAAAGCCATGATAAATCCTCCTCTTGGCTAGGTTAAGAACTAAACACTTTGCTATCAGAGGCTACGCTTTTTTAGAGTTGCATCGCTATTTGATTACATGATTTCAAATGAGAAAAAATGCCTTGTCAACACTTTTTTATCGTGCTGCACCAGATAAATCATATACAAACTTACCTGTTCGCATTGCCTCCATTATAGCTTCTTGATTTTTAGCATACTCTTTGTCTGACATTTTATCTACCTGGGACTCCCTAATGTAGTTGTTAGACTCATCTGCTGTCGGAGAAGCCTTAGAGCGAGTGTTTACAGCAGTGGCTGCCGACTTTTTACTGTCGCCCTTTTTAGTTGTAATACCTGCATCTATTTTGTACAAGTCAATAACTCGTGCAACAGACTTAGCATCATCAACATTCTCATAGAGAGCGTCCTGTACCCACTTAGGCTGTGCATCAGCCCAATCGTGAAACTTGTCGTCCTCTCTTATATCTAAAAAATCAGGATGTAGCTTCATAAGTTCAGCCTCAGCTTTTTCTTTTGTTGCCTCTATCCTCATCTTTTCAATATTCTCAAGTCTCTTGTCAAGGTCGCTTGATCTTTCTCTAGCCTTTTTATCAGCTATTGTTTCAACTATACCTGCAACGTCAGGATACTTTTTAGTCCACTCAGCTATCTCATCTTCAGACTTGGGTAATACCAACTCATTTCGAGTAGCTTTTGATAGCTGATCCTCAAGAGCCTTGATTCTCTCCTCAGTCTCCTTATCTTTGCTTGCCATGTGTCTCCGTAGATCACCGTATCTTTTCTTAAAAGACTGCTCTTCTTTTGAAAGACTCTGATCCTCTTGTTTTGTTTCGTCTGCCTCTTTAGTATTAGATACTTCTTTGACCTCCTCAGCAGGTTCTCCACCTTGCTCTTTGGCTTTGAGAAGTGCTTGTAGCTCCTCCTCGTCTTTTTTGATACGCTCTGCGTTTTTGTTTTTGCGTGGGCGTGGATCAACAAACCCTGCTACTTTTACTTTTTCTACGTTTTCTAACTCTGGCATAATATTTACTCCTATTGTTGGGGCTGATTTTCATCAGGTCGCCTTCGTTTTACCATCAAGAAAGTTTTTAATCTTTCCTGCCATATACACCGTTGGATGTATTATTTTACAAAACACGTTACCAAACAGATCATCTTTGGCTTTACCTTTTGTAAGAACGTGTTTTAAGTGTTGTGTTCTTCTACCTGCCATCAAAGCACCAAACCTTGTTAGCAGATTGCTTTTCTTCATGCCTGATACATATGGTCTAAATAACCAATGATATCCAATTTCATGCTCAGGTGTTAAGTATCTTCTTTGGTATGTGTCCCACACTCGCATGGCTTTGCTCCAATCAGAAAGCTGTGTCTGTCTGTATATCTCTGTACAGACTATAGATTTATCACTGCCTCCTGTATCGCCACCACCAAAGCCTCCTCCTCCACCTGAAGATTCTTCTTCTCTTCTTTCTTCTTCTTGTAAAACTTGTGTTAATGTTTTACCTTTATTAAGTTCTTGGTTTCTCCTTATTTCATCAGACTGATCTAGAAACACAGCTTGTGCTGCAGCATCAGCTTCAAAGGCACTGCCTCCTCCCATAATCACATCTTGTCTAGCTTGATTCATCTGTCTAGACTTCTTAGCTGCAGCTCTTGTTTGCGCTCTCTGTTTAAGATCTCTTAGTTCAGGAGTATCAGGCTGATCGTCTGCTTGCGCTGTAGTTGTAGGAGATCCTGTAGTCCCAAATCCATAATCAAATACAAAATCTTTTTGTGGTGTGGGTGCAGATGTTGCTCCACCTATCTGTGTAACAAAGTCAGGAACACCTCGTGTTGGGGCTATAATGTTTTGGAAGGCAGGAGAACCTGCTGTCCCTCCTACCTGTGGTAGTTTGCCACTTTTTCCTGTAGTCCCAAGCATTGCTGCCGTTTGATCTATGGCAGGAGCGCTTATAGAAGGTTGAAGATTTGCATCTATAAAGTTTCTTTTATCTCTGAAACTTACTGCTCCATAAGGGTCGGTGTAACTTTTTCCTAAATCTAACTTTATTTTTTCGTCTTCACTCATAGGACCTATACCTGCTCCTGTAGGACCAGTAAAAGTTGTAGGTCTTCTCATCACTTCCTGCTCAGACAAAGATCCTGGCAACTCATACTCTCTTTTTACTACAGGTGTAGGCAGTTGTCCAAAGCCTGATTGTTGTTCACCTAATTGTGTAGGAAAGTCTTGCCCTGTAAACTGTGGACTTGACATAAGATCTCTGAATGATCCACTCGTAGCGCCCTCTATAGGCTCAAACTTAGATAGGTCAGGTTGTGTTGCAGTTTGTATAAACTGTTGTGTTGGCTGTGGTTCTATTACGTTTTGAAAACCTTGTTGTGGACGATCTATTATATTCTGAAAGCCTTGTTGTGGACGATCTATTATATTCTGAAAGCCTTGTTGTGGTCTATCAATTACATTCTGAAAACCTGGCTGTTGTTGCGCTACTGCCTGTCCTGTTTCAAGAGGAGACATAAGAGGTACACCTGCAAAAGTTGGCGCACCCTGATCTGTCGTACCCTCGTAAGGATTAGGATTGTATACTTTTTTCGTTTTATTACCTGCAGTGTTGAAAGTATGCCTACCGTACTTAACTCTATTCACATCCTGTGTTTTATCATCCTTCACACCTCTAGCTTCTTGTGTCGCTAAATTAGCAAACCCTGTTGAAGCCATAAGATTTTTTATTTGTTCAGGCTTATATCCTTTTTTACGCAACTCTTGTTTTAACTTTGTAGGATTTTGCGCTAGAGCTATAGCTGAAGCAGCCTCTGTCATGTTCGCTGTGTTAAACCTATTTGGGTCTGTTATTATCCCTTTACCTACAGGCTCAAACTGATAACCTTTACCCTGTTGTATTGCTTTCTGAACATTTCCTCCTAACAGTTTATCAACACCAGACTCTGCAGTGCCTCCATATATTATATCAACTAAGTCACTACTATTAGTATAAAATGTTGATGGACTAAAATTATCGTCTAGCACACCTTTTCTGTTTAAAATAGCTCTAGCCACCAAAGCTTGCCCAATAAGATCTTCACTTCCTGCTTCAGCAACTACTATTCTTTGCAGTAGGTTTTCATAGTCTTGTTTTGTGCCACTTGCCTTTATCTCATTGTAACCCTTCATCTTTGTTTGTGTGAAAGGTATATTCTGTCCTTTAGGCATAGATGCTTCTGCAGCTGAAAAAAGAGCACTATCTAAATTAAAACCTGTTGAAGGCTGTTTTGCTGTTCCGTCTTGCACTTGCACAGGAGCTTCACCTATTTGCTCAGGTGTAAATCCTCTACCGTATAAGTTAGATACATCTTGTGTTTGTGGTTGGTCTTGTGGTTTTGTTGTGTCTTGCTCTTTAAAACGAGACATATCAGGCAACAAATCGTCAGGTAACTTGGTTACAGGTTTAACCATTACATCGCCTTCTCTAACTGGCTTTCCAAACTCAAAACCTGCCTGTTCAGTCAACGGAAGTCCTTGTATAGTCTCTCCTCTACCTGTTACAGCGTTTATGATAGATTCTGTCATGCTTGTGTTAGGAGCAACCATCAACACTCTCTCTAGTGTTAGCTTCTCGTCTGTGCTTAAAGGCTTTTCTGTTGCAGGATTTTTTCCTGAACGTAATGCTGTCTTTGCAAAAGAACGTGCTGCTTTTTCACTCATTCTTTGTAAGTTACCAATAATAGGAAGTTTTGATGTTACATCTGCTGTTTTACTATCAGCATTTTTTATATACCTATTCCAGTCTTCAGAAGTATATTGATCAAAAGACTTTCCTTGTTGTCCTGTACTTTCCCCGGCGATGACTTTGTTTACAACTTCCTGTGCAAGAGGTGTTAGACCTGTCTGTCCTCCCTGTCTCGCTCTTTCTGCTTCATCTTCTTGTCTACTACGTTCATCTGCAGCAGGATCAAAAGTCCCTCCTCTTGTTGTAGTCGCCCCACCCTCTAAGAAATCAGGTGGTATATATTGCATAGATTGTCCATTAAAGAAAGGTATAACAACTGTTCTGCCTGTTTTTGGATTCGTAAAGTTACGTAACTCAAAGCCTACACCAGGAAAACGTCCTCCTCCTGCGCCATAAGGTTGATTGGCTTTGAAGTCAGAGCCTGTAACATCAGAGTATGTATCACCAACTGCTCCTCCTTCTTGGAATCCCTCTAGTTCCTCGACAGGGAAAGGGAACTCCTCTTGTTCCTCTACAGGCTGTCCACCAATGCGTCCGTCAGCTTCCATTCTAGCCAAGCCCATCTTAGCTTCATCTCGTAGCTCTTCAAACTTGTCGATGCCATGATAGCGCACAACATCAGCAGGTACAACATACTCACCCTCACTGAGCATTGCAGGTACATCATCTCTTACTTCTTCTGCCATACTACCTGCAGGAACTTCGTTACCACTTACAGGGTCACGCTCTACACCGTCATCAGCGAGTACACCACCCTCGTTCATAAACGCAAACTTCATCTGCTCCTGCATTGGTACGACTCCCCCTTTGTTAAATGTTCTTCCTCTTCCTGGAAACTTTCCTTCGCCACTCGTGTCAATTCTTAAATCTCTTAGTTTGCCTATCCTTTTTACCCTCTCTGCCTTTGGAAGAGTCCTTGCTGCAAGAGCAGAATTAACAACACCAGGGACTTTAGCTAAAACTAAAGGTCCTATCTGTATTATGTTTGTAGCTTCAAACACAGGCAGCATTGTAGCTTTGTCATAAAAGAAACTGTGTCTTTCAGGATTAAAACCCACCTGAATGTAAGAGGGATCATCCATAGCTTTCTTAGCCATCTCAAAAGCATCCTCATCAGATACATCTTGCCACTTCCCTTTCATCGTTGCTAGAGGAGACTTTTGTACTTTTTTGCCTGTTTCTTCGCTGTATCCTTTTGCTATATTACGTATATTTTTTGATTGCTTTTCAAGTGTCTTTCCCTCAATAGAAAACTCAACATCTTTTAAAACGGCTGTTCTACCGTACTTAGATTTTTTATCTTCTGCTGTGCCTTTAGTCTTTTTTAAAGTAGCAACCCATATATCTCTATTGTTATAAGCAGGTATGTCTAATCTAGCTGTGACTTCTGCTCCTTTTTCTATGGTGCTATCAAGTCCGATCACACCACTAGATGCTTTGTTTGCGTTTTTAACATCTAAGCCACCAACTAAATCTTCAAAAGTTGGAACCATTGTGTCTAAATCTTCTTTATCAAAAGTTGTAGCAGGTTGATTTTCCCTAATAAATCTTCTATACTCTGTTCCTGTTATCTCGTCTCTTTCTAACTGCTCCACCTGTTCAGCAAATTTACGAGTCTGTCTTCTTTTTATTTCTGCCTTTGGAACTAAGTCCATCTCTCCATAATCAGGATCAGTAGGATCTATGCCAAGTTCTTTTTGTTTTCCTTTTAACCAATTAGCTCTAGCGTCTTGATCTTTAATTAATTTAAGAGCTATATCTTTGTCGTCTGTTTTCCTAAAAACGTCATAAGCAAATTTACCTAGTCGTGTAACCCCTCGTCCTATTGGAGTTACACCTGCTAAAGCTATACCTGCATCAACAGCAGCCTTACCGTATTGTCCTGCTGCTAACGACTTACCAACTTCAGCAACATCCATTGCTGTACCTACACCAGGTAAAACTTCTGCTACTTGCTTTGCTAGACTCTTTTTAGGTTTTGCCATTGTTCATCATGTCCCTTAGTTGCATCATGCGTCTAAGAGCAGAGATAGCACCTTGCAATCTGTAGATATCAGATGGCTTCTCTGTCTGCTCCATAGTGCGTTGATAGTTTACTATTGATCTTTGTAGCTCCTCTACAAAAGCATCCCATAGTTCTTTGTTATTCGTTAACTCTTTAATCTTAGACATTACCTGTAAATCCTTCTTCTCCTGGTGCAGGTGCTTGACCTGTACCTATCTGTCCTCCCCCTGCTCCTGTTGGATCTTGAACATCTGCTCCTGCAGGTGCTGCTCCTCCCTCAGGTGGCTGTGGGGCTTGTTGTTGCTGTGGCATCTGCTCCTGAAACTTCTTAAATATCTCAGACTGTATCACAGCGTCTTGCAAGCTATTTGTAACCTTATCAGGGTCAAGATCCATAGCTTTTGCAATCTCTCTAATAATATAATCCATCTTTGCAAACGGTGCTAATGCAGGGTTTGATGCAACTTGTAGGAACTGCATAAGTCTTTGACTACGCACTTCGTTTGCCATCAAGCTTTCTGTGCCTTGTGCTTTAACTTCTAAGTCACCCTTGATGTCAGGGTCGTAGTCAAACTGCATATTAAAACTAAAGAACGCTTTACCAATAGGCGCTAACAGATAGTCATCTACATTCTTCACAACATTACGAATAGAGCCGTTAGCTGCAGACATCAACATAGATATACCTGATGCTGTACGTCCTACACCTTGTATACCTGTTTGTCCATGAGCAAAGGATGGAAAACCTGTACTCTCGTCTGCAAGCACTCGTGCTTTGTCAAACAATTGCATGTTCTCACCTGCTACGTTTGGAAACTTTGTACCAAAGATAGCTTGTCCTGGCGCTCCCCCTTGTCGTCTAAATATTTTGCCAGGATATACACTAAGGTCTTGACCTGGCACAAGATTAGTTTCGTCCACCTCCATGATGAGGTTGCCACTCAAAGCTGCATTATCAATAGCCATACGCATAAAACCATTCATCAATGTCTGTGTATCATCCATGTTCTCTGCAATACCCACACCAAAGAAACTATATGGGTTATGCTCGTAAGGAACAGCGTAGTAAGGTATACGCACAGGCTTGAACGGATTTAACACCATTCGGAGTACGTGACCTTGACATATCCATATGTTACAGTTTATCTGCTCTAAGTCTTGTAACTCTGTAGGAATATCTACACCGTTCTCTATTAGTATTTCTGAGTCTACGTATCCCCAAAACTCTAGCACTTCATAACGCTCTGTGTAGTTTTCAATAGCGTAATCTTTCATGTCGTCTTCCCAATACTTCTTATCGTATTGAGCGCCCATATCTAGACAAGCCTCTATAGACTCTCCTCGAAAGTATGGTCTGTTCTTTAGATTACGCATCTGCGTTTTAGATAGCTTATGTCTTTCTACACAGTATTCTGCTTCATCCATGTTATATGCATCAGGATCAGGATAGAAGTTCCACATAGATACATGACTTGTAGATGGGACAGTTTTAATTAATGGATCATACTCACCATCTTCATTCCAATTAGGATACTCTTTGTCTAAGGCAAAAGGTCCTTTCATTATACCTGTGCCAAACAATGCCATCTCAAATGCTGTATTACGCAACTGTTTGTTTGCCCCTGACTCTTCAAGCTGATCGTGTATCTTTTTTTCCATCTTTTTTGCAGCGATCATGGCAGGATGAAATGTAACTGTCGTGTTAGTTGTGCCTTGTCCCTCTATTATCTTTTCAGATACTGCGCCTAATTTATTCTCTGCTGCACCAAGTCTGTTCTGTAAGTCTTGTAGTGTTTCTCCTGGCTGTAGTTTTCCATTAGGCTTAAACAAAAAAGGCTCTGAAGGTGTATCTCCAAAAGCCTGTTGCAGTTCTTCTTGACCCTTTTCTGCATTAGGGTCTATATTTATGTGTACCGACTCAGCCACACCGTCAGGTAGTTTCGTTGGATTTACTGTCAAAGGAAAGGTATTGTTCCCAAAGAGTACGTCAATTATTTGACCATAGGCTGCTAGTGTTTTTGTTTTTGTTACCTTTACAAATACCCTAGACTTTTCTGTTTCTGTGAACTGTACATCAGGACCATATAATCCTCTGTAGTTTCTGTATGCTTTGAGCCATCGTTGTTCGTCTTGCTGTCTTACATCTTCTGCTCTTTTGAATCTACCTTGTACAAAACTTACTACATCACTCTCTGATCGTATCGCAGGATCGTTGTCCTGCATTGCTGTGACCTCTGCTGTGTCAAATGCTACTTCGTTTTCTTCTGCCATGTTTAATATCCAAAGTTAGGATCAGCGATTTGAAAACCTGTTCGCTGATTCACAGGGTTATAGTCCCATATGGAGCTACGTGGTCGTGTCATCACACCGTAACGCAGTGCATCGTACATATGATCCATACTATTTGTATCTACATCTTCGGAGTTTTTCTTGTCCAAAGGGAGACTAGGAAGTTGAGATATAAGGTTTGTGCAGTTATTAAATATAACAAGGCGTGGTTCATCGGTATATTCGTCAACTTGGAGTCTTCTGTGTAATTCGTTTTTTCCTGCAACTCTACTTCCTCTACTTCTATCTGATGGTCGCCACTTACAACCTCTTACTATCATCTGCTCTGCTAGGCTAGGACCAGTGTCGCCCCTTTTGTGCCATAGTGAGCTATCTAAAACTCCGTACTGTATTCTACCATCGTCAGCTTCTAGTTCTAATATTCTGTCAGCCAAGTCTACTGCTAGAACTTTCGACACCTGTAGCTCTCTATATACAACAAGCTGTTCTGCAGGTGTTATGGCTAACCAGACTACAGCAGAGTAACTTCCGTAACCGTAGTCACACGCTCTAAACTTTGTCCAACTAGCAGGTATTTTATAAGGTTCGACTACATGCTTTGCTCTGTCAAACTCTGGAAACGCTGCACCTTCTGCTACGTCCCAGTTACCTTCTAGTAGTTGCTTCCTCTGATGTTCTGGCAACGATAGTAGCATTGCCTCGTAGTCACCTGATTCAGCTAGATAAGGATTGTCAAACAGATTAGCAGGTATGAAACGTCTTCTAAAAAGAGGTTGCCCCTCTCTGCTATGACCTTTTGGAAATGTAATAACATTGCCTGTTTCCGTATCTGTTGCCCAAAACGATGTGTTGGGTGGTGAGGGATCTACAAACATCTTTTTAACC